ATGCTTAGCAACAGGTAAAACCTTACATTTAGTTGTATTCGCATAAGGCTTAACCGTACCATTATCATTAATAAAAGCAAAAACAGGAACTTCCGTCTGGCTATTACCATGAAAAGCATGGGATAAATCAATACGAGGAACAGTTAAAGAGAGATTGCCACTTCTTCCACGAGTAATAAAAGTTTGCCAACCGTCCCATAAATCACGATTACGAACATAATACCAATGTGTAGTAACTTTATATCCGGTAAGAGAAGGATTCAATAATGGCAATGTATCCATAATCATTTCAAAAGACAAGTCAAAATCATCACCGGGAAGTGTAGGAATACAATCAAAAGGAACTATCATTCCAGCATCGCAGGTAAAATTTGCTATACGTGACAAATCAAACCTAGAACGATTAGGCTTATTCGGTCGAGAATGATTAAAAAGCGTATTTGAAGCACCAACATCAGAAGGTAACTGAGACATAAATAACTCCTATAAAATAAAAATGAATAAATCCTAGTATTTTAAAAATACTAGGATAAAAAAAACTAAGAATTAGAAGATTCAGGATTTTTCATAGGTGAAACAGGAAATTTATATTCATCCCATGAAATAACACGATTAGGAACATTCTCAACTTCCAAAGTCAATTCATCAAGAATACCTACATGATTTAATTCCAAATCTTGAACCGGGAATGCACGACTCAAAGGCGGAAGATTCTGACGAATCGCCAAACCGTCATTCTGTGCGACAAAAGAACAAACAACATTATCAGCTACCTTATCACGCACAGCGTACAAATTAACTTTCTTCTCACTCATAATAAAAAACCTCATATATATTTATATTTCTACATAACTTGGTATATTTGCTATACCTTTGTTATGAAGTTTACTCGATAAACTTAACTCATTAGCACGACGAGTATACTTAACATAATCATCATAATTAGAAAAACCTTGAGAATGTGCAGATTGAATAACTTTTTGATAAGATTCATAAAATGATTTTAAGCGTAAACGAACATTATCATCAGAACAATCAAAAAAAAGATTTGAATAATAAGTAGGAACAGGAATAATTCTAGAACCTATTTTAACATTTCCAGTCGAAGCTATCTCGTCTTTATGTGCATAAAAAAAATCAGAACCAATACCGCGAGAACAAACATAAAAAGGACGTTCAATATCTTGTTCATCATATTGCTTTAATGCCATATCTCCATTTATAGATTTTGTCATGTAATCCACTACATAACGAATTGCACCGGTCGAAACGGGAAGAGATTTAACTAGACCTTTTTTCCATGTAGAAACAAAAAAATTATTAAAATCAGCGAAATCAAGACCAAAAAACAAAACATGATAATGAGGACGTTGAAAAGAATCACCATACTCACCACAGCCAAAGTAATGAAAATCTCTACAACAACCATCAGGAAGTAAAGACAACTTTTTAACTTTATGACGAATATTATCAATATATTTATGTAAATCCAAACGAACTAAAGTAGGGAACATTGAAGAACTTGTTTTATAAGGCAAATTATAATCATCATATGTAAACGTTACAAATGCAGAACGATACTTAATATATTCAGAATTACAACGAGCTTGCCAAAGCATAAGTTTATCAATTCGGCAACCTAAACAATTATTACAAGGAACTTCAACACGCCTGCAAAGAGATGAATATTTAGATTTTTGATTTAAAATTATTGGATTATTACACATAATTCTTCTCAAAAAAACGAAACATAATTAATATTAGATTCATTCAAAGAATCACAAATATAAGAAACTGTGCTATAAAACACATTCAAACACTCTGAAAATAAATCTCTTGTCCAACCACCGATAAAATAATAACCATTTGAAAAACACAAAGAACGTTTTGAAAAATCTACAGGATAATCGGGATTAGCTTTAGCTAATAAATTTGAATCAGTACAGCCAACGCGATAAAAATGACCACTTTTAATAATAATACAAGATACATTCTTAGAATTGAAGCTATAATACAAATCAGGATTTTCAAACATATCCTGAACTAAGGTCTTATAAGCATAAACAGAACTTGTACGTTTAGACCATTGTCGAGGCTTCGAAAAAACCTTATTAAAAACTTCATGCAAATCTCTAATAGCTGTTCGCATTGTATACAAATCGGAGTCAGAAAAATAAAAACTGCTATTTTTCAATTCTTCAAGAAAATTATCAAGCTTCGCCATAAATCAACTACCACTTAACTTTATCCCAAGTCGAACGAAGTGAACGAGGGAAATATGTATTTATCCAACCGTCAAAAGTCATCGAATCAGAATCTTTAGAATGAGTTATAGCTTTCTTAATTGCACTGGAAACTTCTCCAACACTCATATTAAAAAGACGTGAGATATCTTGAGCCATTCTGCCATATTCACTAGCAGAAACACCACCAGACATAATACGCTCCCAAGTCTCTCGAAGAGTAGAATATCTGTCGGCTTCAGACTTATCAAAATCGGAATACATTTTATTAATCTCTGCTTCTGCTAAAGCATCTTGGCGCTGTGAATCAGATTTAGCCTGCTTATAACGAAGCTCATGCTCTTTTAATGCTAAAGAATACTCTTGTTGAGCTTTTTCACGATTAACCTGCGCATTCATATCAGCTACCTGCAAAGCTGTATCATTTGTATCATGTGATAACTGCTCATTAGACCTAAGCTGTTTATACTGCAAATAAGCATCACTAATAAAATTTGATACACCAGATAAATCAACGTTAGGAGCAATAACATTGGGAGACTGATAAGATAAAGAACTAGTAGAACCATTACCGCTAGCCATAGCAGGATTTAAGCCGGCGGCTTGCATATCAGCAGTTTCAATCTGATACTTATTAGAATTAACATATTGATTATATGCAAATTGCTTATCAGCAAAATCATTAGCTCTATCAGAAGCTTTTTCATTAATCTCATTAGCTTTCTTTTGAGATTTATAATTCAAAATTGAACCAGCTAAAGAAGCTCCACCAGATAAAGCAGCAGCTCCTAAAGCTCCTAATACACCAGCAGTTATCCAAGCCATAAAACTAACCATCTATCTTAGAATTAAGAAGTTCATCAGAACTCATAAATACAGTTTGAAAAAAATTAGAATCATTCAAAGCCAAAACCATACAACGGCGAAAAAAATTGGCACTTAAATGAGGAAATCGCCTTTTAAAATTAAATAAAACATTTTCATCAACATAAAATGTAACTTGCTTTTTAGATATCTTATTCATAAATTTTCAACCTCAAGTAGACAGAATAGAGCTTAGCATACTTAACAAATAAAAGTCAAGTACTTTATACAAAAAATATTTATTTTTTAGTATTTTTGTCATCTTTACGCTTATTAGTAAACTTTTTAACTGCCCAAACAAATAGGGCAACAGTACCAATAATCAAAGTCAACATAAAAATTAAAGGAACCAAAGAAGTAAGCAATCCAAAAGCAATATTAGAATCAGTCATAACACAAATAATATAGCTATAAAATTATTTGTCAAGAAAAAATATATAAAAATGCAAAAATATGCATAATTTAAATAAATAAAAATGATTTAAAATCGACGAAATCCATTTACACATCAAGTAGGGTAAATGGATTTCAAAAATATATAAATAATTATACAGATTTTAAGGTAATAAAATGAATAAATATACAAAATTAAAATATCAATAACAATATAAATTATAGGTTTACACACGCGTACGCACACGAAACGCGCGCGCACGCGCGATAAAATAATTAGATATATAACTAAAATAGAATAATAATAGCTTATAAAGAATAAATCGAATTAAAGAGAATAATAAATTGTCAGATTGTGGATAACTTTGCTAACTTAAGGAGCAAAGTTACCCACAATCTTAATGGCAAAAAAACAAAGAATAATTAAGTATCAGACTGAGGAACACCAGTAAAGCCTGTAGCTTTATCTAAATATTCTTGACGGGCTTTAGAAATGTCTTCAGCTTCCTTAACAGCTTTATCTTTTTTAGCCTTTGTAATAGATTGTTCAACTTCAGCAGCTTTAGCCTGTTCAAGTTGACTAATTTCAGCCTTATCGAGCTTACCAGAACGAATAGCAATCTCTAAATCAGTTGGTAATCTATCAGGATTATCATAAACAGGTTGACCGATAGAGCCAGAACCAGACAAATGAAATTGACGAACCTGCTCTGAATCAGGTCTAAATGAAGACCTATCAACGATATCATCATAAACAATAGAAGCAGGAGACGGTAAAGGTATTTTAAATCTAAAACTTTTACCATTTTCATCAATAAGCCAGCGATTATATAAAAAAGGAACGATAGAAACCTTTTGAGCAACATTAACAGACATAATAACCTCCAAAAAAAGTATAACACATAAAATTAAAAACCAAAAGTATTCGGCTGTGATGTATAAGCAAGCTGTCTAGTTACAAATACCTTAGAAGCAGTCTGAAACTTAAACATAGGTTGAGACGGATAAGCAAGAAAATCTCTCCGCATATTATCAGGAGACATACACAAGAATTGATAAGATAATGTTGGAACCGAAGAAAAATAGCGAGACTGAGTATAAGAGCCAAATAACAAATCTTTACTAGGCAAAGTTTGAAACATACCACGACTAACATTTTGTCTAACTTTCAAATATGTATAACGTTCTTGATAGCCATACAAAGAATCATCCGTAGAATCGGAACCAGACAAATACAATTCTTTATTTAAAATAGGTTGAGGGGAAAGCCCTTCAAATTCGGGTTGTGGAAAATCATCAAAAGTATTTTCGCAACAAAGAAAATGCTCAAGACCTTGCATATAAGTTGTATTCGGTTTAACTATAAGTATTCCAAAAATAAAACCATAATCATCACAATGAAAATTACCTACACGACCAGAACCACGAGATGAACCACGTCCAGCGGTTGAACCGAGAGGAGAATCATCAGTTGATTGAGATGACTGCAAAATAGTCGAAAATGAAATAAAATCAGCAGTACCTCCAATATAAATTGGTAAATGCTCACTTGAACGCGGATTAATAGACCAATGCTGGAATATCATACGATTATAAGAACCGTCAACACGAGCATTACGCTCCTGCCAAACTTGCATAGCAATCATTTCACGTAAAGCATTTACAGTCAAATTTAAATGACCAGAAGCATTAACTAAATGTGCTCCAATATACTGTCCTTCACGATATTTACCATGACCATCAGGATTATCGTAATAAGGCGGGTCACCCAAAAAAGCAGAACTAGCAATATCTTCAGCTAAAAAACCAGAAGTAAAATGATGTTGTTCCGAATTATATTCAGTAAAACCAAATAAAGGTGTAGTCAAGCCATTAATTTCCTTTATAAAATTAGCAGGTCTTTGACCACCTAAAAACTTCAAAGGCAAGTACATCTCATCAAAATTAACATCAACATCAGGATTAAGAGCATTACCACGCTGAAGCCACGGCAAGGCAGTTGTAAAATAATCATCTTCAAACTGTGCATAGCGGAGACAATCTAATCTAACTACTTTATCTTCCGAAGTAAAAACACCAGTATACAAAGCATTATCATCAACAGCAGAAACATCAGAATTCTTAGACTTACAAACATAATTAGTAACAGTTGCGTCATAAGGCAATAACCAATGTTGATCACCTTCAATAGGAAATAAAGCCTTATTTTCCTGTAATAAATTTTGATTAACATAATTATATTTAACAATATTTTGATAAGCCATAAAAGGCAAAGCCGAAGGCTTTTGATAAAGATGAAAACCTGTATTAGACAACTTTTCATATTGAGATTTTATATAATCAGAATATGAAGTAATAGGAACATATCCATCATAATGAAAATCAGACTCATAAACATAAGGAGCATAATAATTATTTAATAAAACATTACTTTTATTTGTTGATTTATCATGTAAAGAATAAGGTAATCCATTATAAGAGGAAGGAACACCTAAAAATGACGATAAAGAATGCTTAGCAACAGGTAAAACCTTACATTTAGTTGTATTCGCATAAGGCTTAACCGTACCATTATCATTAATAAAAGCAAAAACAGGAACTTCC